GGACTGGACCACCACGGCGGTATTGTCGCTGTGAGATATCGCCGTTGGCAGGTTCTGCGCCGGGTTCAGTCCATGGACGTGATCGTCCCTGGATGCGCTGGTGCCGGTCCCCGCCGCCGCCGTCCCGACCTGCTTTGGCGCGGTGTCGGATAGCGGCGTGGTCGGTTGCGCCGGGTGGACGTGATCCCCACGGGACGACGTGCCGCCCGATCCCGCGCTGGCGGTACCGGCGACCAGCGGCGTGGCGTCGGACAGTGGCGGGACTGTCTGCGCAAGGTGCACGTGGTCGCTTCTGGACGCCGCCGGTGACATTCCGGGCGCGGCGATTCCGGGCGGCATGGGGGTATCGTCGGACAGCGGCGTTGTGGCTCCGCCCCCGCAGGTGCCCCACACAAGGCTTCCCTCATCGTCCTTGAGGCATTGCCCGGTTTCGGCACCTGGGGGTACGCCGGCGTTCACTATCGAGTTTGGCGGCACAAGCACGTATTCGCCCTCGAACGTGCCGATCACGCCATCCGGGACGATTTGCCCATGGGCCGCGACGAGCCGGAAAAGACCGGCGAAGATCAGGATACAGACGGGAAGTTTGGACATAATCGTTTTCTCAGGGAGGACTTGGAAACTTGAGCCAGGACAGGACGCCATCGACGCCAACCGGGATGAAGGAGCCGTCCAGCGGAGGGTTTGCGCCCGCCACCGGCACCGCTCCGGGCGGGAGCGGGAACTTCCGCCAGGTGACCACGCCGTCCGCCCCTACCGGGATGAACGTGCCGTCCGCGGGCGGTGCCGGGATGGTCCCGGGTGCCACCGGTTGCACGTCCCTTTCCACGTCGCCGCCGATGCGCCCGAGTTGGTGGACGCGCCATTGCGATAGGATGGCCGCCGTGCCGGACGTGCTCATGGGATTCGGCGTCTGCGGGTCGGTCGGGTCGTTGTCGTACAGGAACCCGGCCAGCCGGACAAGCGCGGCGTCGTGCACGTTGTCCGGTGCGCCCGGGGCGTACCGCAGGATCATTTCCTGCGATGCTAGGCTAAGGAACTTGAGCGCGAGAGCCACCGGCGCGGGCACCTGCTCCGCGTCGGTGGTGAAGCGCAGGACAACCGCCAGTTCCCCCGGCGTGATGGTGAAAGCCATCAGTAGTAGTACCGGATGTTGCCCTTGCGGTGCGCCCCGTAGTGGTCCAGGAACCGCTTCGCAATCTGCGCGTCCGAGTACGCGGGCCGGTCCACGAGCCCGATCCCGACAAGGTGCGCCCCGGTGACGATCCGGTGTTTCCCGTTCCATTCCTGCTCGATGGCCCGGAACTCGACGCTGAACCCTTGCAGGATTCGCGCCTCGACGAGTTCTGCGGCCTCGCGCCCGTAGGAGGTTTCGGGCACGTCGATGACAGCCCGCAGGGCGTCCTCGTCGTCGTTCAGGACGAGCCCCGCGCCGGTGCGGGCAACGGGCTTTGTCCTGTCGTGCTGGATGTTGACGATCACGTCATCCAGCGTGCCGGAAGCCTTGAAGGCTCCGGCCCGGAATTCCTCGCTGAACTGGCCGATCTTGGCCCGCTTCCCGTAGGGGAGCACCAAGCCGTCCAGGACAAGGGGACCCGGCTTGTTGTCCGCGCCATTGGTCCGGGTGGCGCGGAACTGGACAAACCGCTTTTCAATGTCCATCAGGTTTGGACCCGGATGCCGTACTTCCGCCAGCCGTCCTTGCGGCGCATCACGAAGTCGAACAGCATATGGGCCGTCATCACAATCTGGCCGCCCTTGGCTTCCGTGTACGGGTCCCGGATCATCGTAATCCCCTGCCATACCGGGGCGACTGCCGCCGCAACCTCACCGGCCAGGATGGCGGCCTGGTGATTCTTGGACGCGGCTTGCTTCGTCGGAAAGGTGATCTTCGATGGCGCGGGAATGTGGTAGCCCTTGCGGAGCGATGCGCCCTGCGAAGTAAAAGCCATGGCGCCGTCCTGATCGTCCCGAATCTGGTTGTTGGATTCTAGGTACACCTCGCGCATCAGGTTGTAGGTTGTCACCCCGACCAGCAGCCGAACGTCCGCTTCCGTCCGAATGTACCGCCCGTCCGTGGACCCGTAGGCAAGCTGCTTGGAAAGCGGCCAGTTCAGTACCTCGTTGCTGTCGTTCTGCGCGAATTCGGTACCCGGCTGCAAGCTGAACGGAAGCTGTGCCAGGATGCCGGTGACCTGGTTGTTTTGGCCGGTGCCCAAGAGGACCTGCAAGTCCATCTGGTAGCCCATTTCCATCCGCAGGTCGCTCCGCAGGGTGGATTCCAGCAGTCCGCCCATTTCGGCGACGCCCTCAAGGTCGAACACGTAGCGGCCCGTCAGACGCTTGGGACTGGCGTCCACCACGTCGAACTTCGCCGCGCCCGCGTCCGGCCCCGCGCCACGCGCTTGCATGGACGCTTCGGTGCCGTCCACCATGACCGGGTAGCGGCGTTGGCCCGCCGGAACCGTGGGCATGGCGACGCCGAGGAACGCGGTTTCCGTCATGGTGAACACCCGGGACAGCATGGGTCCGGTGGTCCGGTTGATGGTTCCGTACGCCAGCGGGTCGCCGTCCGCGTCCTGCGGAGATACCGCGTCTGCCCGTTCCTCCACCGTGGGCAGCAGGGCTTCAAGCGGGATGGCCTGGTCGGACAGTTTGAGTTCCTGCCGCAGTTCGCCCTCCGCGCCGTCCAGGACGGTTTCGGAGGCGCACCCGGCGATGTACCGCCCGAGGCTGATCCGGTCCCGCAGTTCGGCGGGCGCGTGGCTCGGCTCTTTCGCCAGCAGGTCCGCAACCGCTTGGTCCGCGTCGTTCAGCTTGGCGATGGCCGCCGTGCGTTCCTCCGCGCTGCAATCTTCGGCCAGCCCGTTCAGGGCTTGCCTTGCTTCCACCTGGGCCAGCAGTGCGGCCCGTAATTCTTTGTTCATGGTCTATGCTCTCGATAGGATTTGATTGACGATGAATTCAGCATGCTTGATGAGAATCTGCTGCACTTCACCACTGTTTTCCATGCGCCGGATGGCGCGTTGGATAAACTCTTTCCGGGCGTTGACGACAAATGCGTACTGGCCCTGTTTGCTGGCGTCGCGCCGCCCGCGCCCGAGCGGCGTCTGGTACCGCGTCCGGGGAAAGTCCGGCGTCAGCAGGATGCGGCCCGCCGAGCGGTTGGAACGCGATGAAACCTTTACCCCGAGCAGTGCTCCGGTCTGGCGGGTTGTCGAGAAGTTGATCTCCTGTTTCAGGATGCGGATGAACAGCCGGATCACGTCCCGCCGGGCACGTGCGATCACCCGGTAGCGGACTCTCTGCAACTGCTCTCCGGTGTAGTTGAGCGCGGCCAGCGTCCGGTTGACGCCCTCGAACTTGACTGATATCGCCGTCATGTCGCGAACGCCACCAGTGCCAGGTTGATCTCGTTGTCGTTCACCCGGGACGTGGACTGGATGCGCCAGTCTATTGGCCGGTTGAGTGTGTCCACCCCGAACCGGATCACGTTGTCCAGGTCCTCAAACCGGCTGTCGTAGCGGGTTACCAGGTTGACCGTCTTTGACGCCAGCGATTCCGCAATGTCGCTGTCAGCTATGACAAGGGACGCGAAATCCGCAACCTCGGACTCGATCCGGCACCAGAAGGTTGACTCGATGTACCCCGGAACATTGGGGTACAGGTCAACGAAAATCTGTAAATCCTCATCCAGGATGCCGATGATCACCTTGGGCGTCGTCATGCGGGTTACCCGTAGCTGCGAAAGGCTTACCTCTTCCGTGGGCGTGTTGGCCGTGAACTCGGACGCGCCGGACCCGGCCAGGATGATGAACCCGGGCGGAGGATCGGGCGTCCGGGGAACAAACATCTTGGTAACGGTGACGATGTAATCCTCCATCCCCTCATCCGTCAGCAACAGGTCGGGAAACCGGAACCGGTAATCCGCGCTGGCCGGCAGGTTCTCAAGGACGCCGGACGCATCCAGGATCACGTTGTTGATGTTAATGGCGAGCGGCAGGATCACGTCGGACGGGTCGGTTGTAACAACGCCTATCCACCGGTCGATGAACTCCCCGAAATTGACCACCGGTATCAACGGGAATGTGCCGTTGACGAATTCGACGCCCGACGCGCCCCTGGACGTGACGATTGGCAGTTGCGCCTTTTGCGCCTTCCCCTTGGGCACCAGCAGCGTGGCAATATCGGCGTAATCAGGCATCTTTCATCTTCCGGCGTTGGTGCGGTCCTGCATGGATATAGTCGTCCCACTCCCGCACCCCCTCCGGGTCCGGGTTACCCACGTCCTCTTTCGTCTTTGCGATATGGCAGTTCCGGCACAGGGTTTGCAGGTTGTCCATGTTGTCCGATCCCCCGGCTTGCCTGGGCACCACGTGATCGCATTCCAGCCGCCCGCGCTTGCCGCACTTCACGCACTGCCAGCCGTCCCGCTCGAACACGTGCATCCGAAGCCATGGCCATTGGCGCGGCAGGTGATGGACGGCTGGAAGTGAGGATTGGGACATTGGAAGTCTATGGAAGTTAGCCGGTAAAATAATTATCCGTTGCATATTTACATGATCTTTCTTTTATGCAACACTTGTAGCTCCCAACAACAGGAATCGAACGATGCCCTACTGCAACAGCCATCACCACACCGGAACGCGATTCTTTTTGCAGCCCGGTACATCCCGGCCAGACACATGCAATGCTGGCTACGATCAGCGCGGACGCCCGCCGTCCCACTGCCCGGATTGCGATCAGAAGATAATCAAGATGGACGCTCGCGACGCCTACTGGTATGACAACTGCATCATCTGCGGCAACCATGGCTTGAGGCGCAACGCAAAGACCTGTTCGCAACAGTGTCGTTCCAGGCTTCATCAGGTCAGGCGGAGGGCACGATGAAAGAACATATAGACTAGACCACGCTCAACCGGAACAACGGGGCTTGCGGCATGGACGCCGCAAGCCCTGCCGCTATTACAGCCGCGCTCAACGCGTCGATCCGCGCATTGGTGTTCCGCTTGTCCAGTGCCGGGTTCCCGGCCCCGTCGTACCGGATGACGCTGTTGGCGATCGCCAGTTCCAGCATGGGGGATTCCTCGATCGCCAGCCCCTGCCGCCTTACCAGCTTCTGAAACTCCCGCACGTCCCGGGTGCCGTCCGCAGTCGCGCCCGCGCCCTGCCCCCGGTAGACCACCGACACCCCGGCAGGGATGCCCGCTTCCGCCAGGGCGTTTTCCAGTTCCGCCTTGCGGAACCGGTCGCATCCGATCACCACCACCCGGCCCCACGCGGAAACCTCCGCAAAAAAGTCCTCGATGAACGGCACCACCGGCGTGATCTTGCCCGGGTACAGCTTCAGTTCGCCGCGCCGCTGCATCACGTCGTAGGCCGTCCCAACGCGATCCGCCTTGGCCCGCTGTGACAGCGGAGGATCGTCCCCGAATGCGCCCCGGACGATCATCGCGCCGGTGGCCGGGTTCATCGCCGCGCCGCACGTCATCGAGACGGAGCCGCCAAGGTCGAACGCGATCACCAGGTCGGGCGCGTTGCTTGCGCCCATGTATTCCGGCAGGTCCACCACGCATTTCATGTACTCCCGGACGGAGACGATGGATTCCTTGTGCGGATCAACCGACTGGTTCAGGTCGTAGGCTCGGAAGTGGGATTCGTCCTTTGGGTTCAGCGCGGCGTTTTCGGCCTGGTTGGCCATGTACGTGGCCGACTTGATCCCGTTGGCCAGCCCCGGGTTTCCGGCGGCCCATGCTTCCGGGTCATGGATATCCGCCTTTTGATCGGCTTGCCACCGCTTCCAGTAGACCGTCCTTGCGCCGTCCTTGGCTTCCATTTCGGCAAACATGGGCCCGTCCCCCTGGATGCTGATGCCCCAGAACTTCCCGTTCCTGCCCGATACAGACGACTTGACTGCGTTCCAGAGTGCCCGTGCGTTTTCCTGCAACAGCCCTGCCTCGTCGATCAGGGCGAGATCGGCCCCGATCCCGTGCCCGGTGGCCTTGTCGGCGGCCAGGAAGCGCACGTGCGCCCCCTGCTTGCCGTACAGCCGCCCCGGGACCGGCGTTTTCAGGAGCTTGAGGGAGTGCCAGATATCGGACGCCTTGGCCGTGGCTTCCATCGCTTCCCGGAGTTCCAGGGCGAGCGGCCCGGTCAGGCTGGTGACCACCCCGCGCCAGTCGGGCCGGTTGAGCGGGCCGCACAGGTGCGCCAGGAGCCACGCGGCGATAATGCCCGACTTCCCGTTCTTCCGGGCAATGCTCATGCCCGCTTCCGCGATCCCCTCCCGGCTGGCCTCAATCAGCCATTCCGCTTGCCAATCGTGCACGATGAACGGCTTGCCCGCGAGCGGCCCGGACGGGATGATCAGTGTATCGCAAATCCACTTGATCGCGTCCAGCGTATCGGCGTCGGTGACCGGCTCGAAATTGACGATTCCCGCCGCCTGGGCGGACTGCTTGGCGCGGGATGCCCGCTTCACCAGGCGGTTGTACTCCCGGCTGCCGATTTCC